GGGATCGCTCGCGCGCTTTGCTGCAATGTATTCCCGGATCGTCGCGGGGTTGGAAGTTTCCATCACATCGCGGGCCAATGCCGCATCGCGCAGGCTCGGCCGCGGAATCCAACCCAGCGCCACGCGTATGGCTGCGCCTATTCCCGTCTGCCACAGGATGGCCGCCACGGCCACGAGGGCGGCCGCTGCTGCGATCCAACCCAGCAACACGCCCCACCATGGGGTCTGATCCTCCACGCCCGGTAGCGCCTTGTGGATGGCTCCGGCGGCCGCTTCGATGTGCTGGGCTTCAACCACGATGGCGGCCGCATCGGCCACCACCTCGGACTCGGTGGAAACGCTCCCAATGTGCGTTGCCAGCCTGGCGATGGTTCCGGCACGCTCACCAGCCTCGGTAGCCGAAACCGCAATGGCTCGGCTCGGGCTGCACGCCGCGCAGGCGATCAGCAGCAGAAAGACCAAACAGCGGATCACCGGCGGCCCTCTAGCCGGTCAAGGCGCACCGCAATGCTGGTGATGTTTTCACCGTGCTTTGAATCGTTCGCGGCTCCCAAAACCTGCGACTTGACCAAATCGCCCACGATGGCGCGCAGCTCCGTTAGGTCGCGGTCTTGCCTTTCGAGGATCGCATCTTTGCGGCCCATCGTTTGGAAGATGCCGCCCACGCCAACCACCAGTACCACCAGTTGCACCACGCTGATCACGGTGCCCAAGGTTGTGGGCTGCTGGTGGCGGGGGCCAATGGAGGGAACGGGGCTCACGCGCAGGTTCCATCCACCGCGTTCGGTAATGCCAGGGCCAAGCGTGGTGGTAGCGCCGATCATCTGCGGCCCCTCGCACCCATTGATGGCCTTCCCCTTGGTGGCAATCAGGGAAGACTTGCGGCGGTAGGTATCGCTGGTGTTGTAGGTGCCCGTGGTGGACACGCTCACCTCTTCCCAATCGTATTCCCACGCAACTGGCTGCCCGGCGGTGCCGCCGATGGTCGCGGTTTTACCCGCAATGGCCGTGCTGCCAGTAATGCGCGCCATGAACACCACAACCGGCGGCGGTGCGGACTTGGGCCCGCGTTGCCCCTCACCGTTTATGCGGTTGATAGTGTCCGCAATGGTGCGAACTTGGTTCGGTGACCAAGGGCCAACATTCCCGCGGGTGACACCGTTCACAAACATCAGATGCCCGTTATGCCGATGCCGCTGAAGGCGCTCGTGGTTGGGAACGGCTGCCGGAAGAACACGCATAGCGCGTTGCTCATCTCCCCATCCGGCACGGTGGTTGGCGCGCTGCCGCAGGAATCGGTTTTCTTGCCCTTGATCACCTGCCCATCGGGGCCGCGCTTGGCGATCTGCCGCAGGTGGTAGCCATTGTCATAGACAAATGAGTAGACGATCTCATAGGTTGCAGGGCCCACTCGCGTGATGCTGCAACCCGTAAACAGCAGCGTGTCAGTCGGGAATGAGTAGGGGCCAATCGTAAAGCTGGCGCTGTTCCGGTTATTGATGAAGCCAACCGGCGGTGTGGGCCGCCCGGCAACCACATTGCGAACGGTCACCTTTGCAACATTGTTGAAAAAGGTGATGGGCTCGCCGCCCGAATCAACCTTGGTGCCGCCGATGTCGGTATCGGCTGGCGTGGACTTGTTCGCGGGTGCGGTTGCGCCAACCCGCCACACATCCACACCCTCGCCGCTCAAGCTGTACTCAATGGCGGTGAAACCTACCTCGCGCTCCACCTTGTTATCCGTGGTGGTGGTGCCATTGTCCGCGGTCTGTGAGTCGAAAGTAACGGTGGCCTGCCACACATACCCGCCATCATCAACCATTGCCAGCGAGAAGCTTGGCTGCGTCACGCGGCCCGAAAAGAATGAACCTTGATCGGTGATTGCGCCGCCGCTGCCGCCGTACTCAACAGGAAAAAGTTTTGAAACCACACCGCCAACGGATGTATCTGAAAGTATGTCGGTTGCGGTAAGCGCCTGACCAGCCGCCTCGGTGATCACATATTGCGCGCTGCCGCTCCACTTGCCGCGCTCAAAGTTGATGGTGGTTCCACCGGCGCGCTGGGCAATGTTGATGGTCACAGGCATTTACACGGCTCCCGTTGCTGCTGCGAGTTTCGCCAGGTGCGTGGCGCTGGCCTGCGTGGCCTTGGCGGTGGCCTCTGCGGGCTTCGCCAGTTTATCTAGGCCGCTCGTGGTGCCAGCCATTTTCACGCTGCCCACGGCGCTTTGGATGCTCTCGATGTTTGATACCGCGGTGGTCTTGGATGCACCGGCTTCGGCTGCCTTCAGTTTCTCATTCAACGCGCGCGCATTCTCTTGCTCCTGCGCGTCAAGTCCAAGTCGATCCATCTTCTTTTGGAACAACTGATCCTCGGTCATCGTGCGTTCGTCTAGCGCGTCCTGCAAATCATCCATGAAGTTCATCACGGATTCCTCTCGGCGCTCCTCTGCGGCGGCGCGCATTTCTGCGCGCTTCTCCGCATCAGCCTGGGCGCGCTCTTGGGCCTTCGCCGCTTCTGCTGCAATGCGTGCGCGTTCCTTCTCCGCTTCTGCGGCCTGATCGGCAAGCATCTTCTCACGCTCTTGGCGCTTGAGGGCTTCATCCTGCGCCGCGCTCGTGGCCTCAAATGCCGCGCGCAGCTTGTCGCGGGCTGCGACGATCTCCGGGCCCTTCGCGCCTTCCTTCGCCATCTGATCGTTCAATTGCTTTTCAAGTTCCGCCAGGCGCTGCGCCCGCTCCACGCGGGTGCGCTGTTCGTCGCTCACCGCTTCGGCTAGTTCGCGCTGTTTCTCCAAATCGGCTGCCATCTTGGAACCCACGGCAAGCATCCGCTCATTTCGCGCGGCTTCCTCTCGGCTCGCTTGCTGCCGTGCTTCCTGATTCCCGCTTGCGTCGCTGGTCAACCCGATGGCATCGGTGGCCGATCCCAAACCCTGCCCAATCCACTTGCCTAGGGTGCCAGCAACCGGGATGCTTTCGAGTGTCTTGGCGAATCCATCGCCAATGGCGTAGGCAATGTTCGCGCCGGAATTGTTGAAGATTGGATTCTTGAGTGTTTCATCAATGGACTTCAGCAGCGTGTCAGCGAGTTGGATTCCAAGAAACCCGCTGATCGCTTTCCCCATCGAGTTACTCCAAGACTTCATGCCCTTGGAAATGGCCTGCTCAATACCGCTCACCTTGTTCGTGGTAGCGGATTCCACCTTCTTCCAACCGGCGATGTACTGATCGGATTCAAGCGTGATACGGGTTTTGAACGCTGCGACATTACCCATTGCGCTTTCCTCCAAACATGGCTCGCAACTGCTTCACCGCATCCAGCGGCGCGCCCTTGGGCTTGTCTTCATAGGGCATGAAATCCGCCACCTTGAAAGGTGTACCGCTGGTGCGGTGGCAGTTCGCTACGGTGCTGGCGATGATCGCGGAACGCAAATCGGCGCGCGTATCACCGAAAGGCTGGACTGCGTTGTAGGCGATCCATTCGGTTAGTTCGCGGCTCGACATGGTTTCCTCTAGTTCCGCGACCGTCTTCCCTAACGCTAGTGCCAGTTGAAACAGGAAGCGCCGAAGCGGTCGCTCACTCAATTTTTTTCGATGGCTTCCTTGTCCTTCGCACCCATGCCCGAAAGACGCGTTGCGATGTCGTACAACTCATCGATGACGGATGCGGGCATGTCTCCAATGGCTTCGATGTCCGCGGCGCTAAACATCGGCGCGTCACCGTCATACGCGCACATGGCCACGAGGCTGGCGCGGATGTTGGTGAGGGTCTTTCCCTTGGCGCTCCAAATGCGCTGCTCCCATTCGTCTCGCTTGCCTGCGGTGAGCCCGCGCATGGTCACAACTCCCACTCCGGGCACCGTTACTTGCTCGGTAGGAACGGTGGCCCGGAGTGCGAGAAACTTGGCTTTCAGGTCGCTCACGGTTTAGTCCACATCCGTGAAGGTGACGCTTCCGGAAATCTTAATGCTGATCGACGCGGTGACCGCCGAATCCATCGCACCTTTCACGCTGAAATCAGTCACAAACCCGATGAACGCGAAGGTTGCACCAAGATTTCCGGTGGTTCCGAAAGTGATGAGCCAGGACTTCAGCGCCGGGCGGGTGGTGGCCGCGGTCACATCCAGTTGGCCCAGCACGGTCACCTGCTGCGCGTCATCGGGATCAAGATTCACCTCAAGCGACACGGTGCCGCTATCGATCAGGCCCGCCGCGTAGGTGCGAAACTGGTTGCCCAGGTTTGAAACATCGATGGTGTTGAGCTTGAGGCCATCAAGGTTCAGCGAAAGGATTTCGCCAACCGCTGCGCTTGGCGCTGAATAAGCGCCGGCAGCAAGTGGGCCAACCTTGAGCGTGGTTCCGAAACTCGTGAATGCGGCCATGTGCGTTTCCTCTCTGTGTTACCCGCCGGGGGTGGTGATGGTGGTGGGTGCAACCGATTGCGCGCGGTAGTAGGCATCGACCGAAACCACCGCAATGTGAATTCCCGTTTCCGTGCCTTCTGCGCCCACATCATAAGTCGATGTAATGCCGTTTTCACGGATTTCATGGATGGTGGTGCCGCTTGCCGTACCGGCTGCGCCATGCATTGCGCGGCGCACGATCTCGCCCAGTTCGCGCGCGGCCTTCAGGCTGGTCGCCACGCACTCGATGTTCATTCCCATACGGCGCAGGCAATCGGTGCGGGGGAATGACGGACTCACCGCCTCGTCAGTCTGCACCGTTAGCACGATGGCGGGAAGCGTTCCAATGTCCTGGCGATAGGCGGAAGTGATCCGGGATTCCGGCACTAGCGTTGTCACCGCGGTGTTTTGAACCAAGCCCTGGCGGATGGCTGCGATGATGGTGCTACTCATTTCACCCCATTCCGCGCCGCGGCTTTGGCCGCTAGGCGCTCAAAGACTTCGGGCAATTTGCGGTTCAATTGGCTTTCGGCCGTGTACCGAAACCGCTTCAGGATCGAAAGCGCCCCGTTGAACCCGCGGTAGGAACGCTTCGAATGGCGGCCGGACTCCATCAGGAACATGCCGGGGCCCCACGCCTTCAAGCGCAGCAGGTAGCCCACGCCGCGCTTCAGCTTGGCCACCTTGAAGCCCCACCCATCCTTGCCATCGCGCACAAGGGCTTGGATGGCAAGGTTTCGGGTAAAGCCAACGGGCAGTCCCTGTTTTCGATTCTTGTTCCACCAGCGGTGTTGCAACGCGCGTTGCAGGCTCTCGCCATCATGCTTGCCGGTGAGGGAATCGAAGTACTGGAGCAACGCCATTTGGGTTGGCTCGCCCATCTCCTGCAACACCTTCAACACGGTGTCATCCAGTTCGCGGCCGGTCATCGCAAGGATGGTTTTCCGGAACTCCGGCATCCCTTCCACGATCATCCTTTGGCGCGCGCTAGCCACTACTGCACGATCTCCGTGGCCATGCAATCAAGGAACTCGCGCCGCTCGCGCCAATCTGTAACGGTCACGATTTCCCACACCCGGCGCGTCATCCCGCCTTGGGTCGATACGGTTTGCAACTGGCTACGGTGGCTCACATTTGGATTCCACCGCAGGCGGATTCGGTGCGTCACCACCTGGTCAAGTTGCTTGTGGTTCATGCGCTCGCTGGGGGTCGCGTCGCTGATTTCCGCAAACAGGATGGTTCCCGTGCCCGCCGCGTTCACCGTGCGGATGGGCTGCCCGTAGGTATCCAGCGCGGTAGTGGCCCCCAGCAGCTCCAGCGCCACGCGCATGTTGCCGGGGTTCACCAGTAGCCCCCATCCTGATACTGCACGATCAACCGGCTCACGGTCATCGGAATTTCATTCACGATGTTTCCAATGTTTACGCTGCCGCGATTGTCGTACATGTGGCTGCATTGCAGCAGGCACGCGTGTACCAGAGCGCGGGGGATGTTCGCGGCCGCAGCACCATAGCCCGCCGTGAATGCCACGGACACATCAAGCGCCCCCTCACCAAGCGTGCTGGGCCACGCTTGCGAACCCTTCAGTATGACGCGCCCAATGCCGTTGACGCTGAACGCGTTGTAGGCGCTCGCGGAAAGCGTTTGCGTTGCCCCGGCTGCGTCGGTGTAGGTGATGCTGGAAACCGAAATGAATGGCGAACGCGGCAACACGATTTCACCATCGGTGGGGAACGCTTCCAGCGAATAGGTAAACGAACGCGTGATCAGCGCCCGCCGCGTTTCGTTTTCGATCACCTGCGTTGCGGCTAGCACCATATCGCCCAAGGCGGTGTCATCTTGGGTATGGAAGATGCGCCCGAAAACTTTGAAATCGGCCACGCTGATGGCGGTGGTAACTGCGCCGGTGTCGTTCAGGTTCGTTTTCACGCCCAAACCCTCATGGGGGTAGATGGTGCAGGGTCAAGGATTGGAAGCTCCGCGGCTTGGGCTGCGGTCAGTTCGCCAGCCACGCGCAAGTTCGCATGGAAGCGGCTATCAGTTTGCGGTTGCGCCGTTGCTGCATCGATCCATGTAACGGGGCCGATCCATCCAATGTCGATGCGCTGCCCGTCCAGGCTGTGGCACTCGCCATCGATGCGCTGGACATCAACGCCGATGGCCGCGAAAGCCTCAACCATCCGCGCTTCCGTGTTCGTGCGAAGGTAGTAGTCGGTCATGTGGTGAGGCTCTGAAGGGTTTCGTTTGGAAGGATTGATGGCCAATACTTGATGACTCGAATTGAGTTGTTCAACCAGTCTCGTGTAGCAACGCCGTAGGCAGGACTCGATCCTGCGCTAGAACTTCCTGCACCGATGGTGAGGTAAGTTGCCGTAGAAGGGTTGAAATCTCGGTTGGCTGATGTCACCGCAGAATTGTTTACGCAGAAGGTTGTTGGAGACACGCTCCCAGTCCACGCGCCATATGTCGCCGCGGCCTTGTTTCGCGTAGAGCCATTCGCAATGTTGGTCGATCCGCTCCACGATGACAGGCTGACGGTGTTGCTTGCAACTGCATTCTGCACGCCAAGCCATCGTGCGCTCGCGTAGTCCGTACTCCAGGGGCCGCCACTCTGCGATCCCGAATCACCGTTCTTCCTGTACCAATCCGCGTAAAAGGTTCCTGCGGTAGTGCTGAATCCAAAGGATGAAAGCAGGATCGCGCAACTATCAGCCGCTCGCTGCACGGTCGATGAAGTTGGGGTCGGAATGTACGACGATGCGCTAGAGCCTGTTTCAAGCTGCGCGCCCCACAATAGGAATGTGGAGCTGTTCCCGGCGTATGCGTAGCGCCCGTAATCGCTTGTGGGGGTCACGCCCGCGCCTGTGCTATCTAGCGGAACGATGAAGCAAAAGTTCACGGATGCCGCAACCGTCACGGTCAGACGGATCCGATACCACCCGTTGGGATACGCCTCAACAGTTCCAACCGCATTGCTAGCAGTTCCAACCGCGGCGGCTGCCTGTTGGATCGCACCAGTAGCCAGGGCCACCGTCACATACCCGAAGTTGGTGGTGGCAGATGAAATGACCAAGCGAATAAATCGCGCGCTGCCGCTGCCTGCTTTGGCCCAAACGCTAGCGGTATAGGTTCCAGCCGTTGCGCCCACGGGCGCTTGGTAGATGGAACGCGCCTGGTTGGTGTTCGGTTCCGTGAACAGGTTGCCGGTGTTGGTGTTCTGCGGTGATGTTCCACCAGTCGCGGAAACCGATGTGTAGGCGGTTTGAATCGTCCACACGCTTGTTTGTGTCAAGTCTTGAGAAAAGCCTAGTCGGTTTGTCGCACTAGCTTCGATCAGCAGCCCGCGAGGGGTCAGCGTGGTTGGGTCATAATCGAACCGCGCCTTGGTTGGATCGTTTGATCCAGCAGCCCCAATGGACTCCACATATCCGCTGCTGTTGATGAAGGTGGCCGTGGTGCTGCGCGTGAAGGTGAACCGGGAATCCAAGGTGCCACCCATTGCGGTGAAATCCAGCGACAGCGTGGAGCCATCGCCGCGCCGCAGCATGAACGGAACATACGCGTTTCCCTTCATCGCTTGCCCTGGCCTTTCTGCTTTGGTGCCTCGCTAGGCGCAACAGGAACCGCGTGGACGCGTTCCGCAATGCCTGCCACGCACCATTGCTGCGCGGTATCCGGATCGACCGTAGCCACCTCGCCCGGCCCCCAAACGCCCTTGGCGCTGGCTACCGCTTTGAGGATTTGGATTTGAACCATGCTCATGGTGAGGAAATCCGGCGAGGGCCTTTCGGCCCCCGCCGGTGTGGGTGCAGTTTCAGTGTCAGGTGCTGGCGTTGAAAGCCTTGAACGCCAGGGCGGGGAGCGAGAGCTGG